TGACGCGGGTTGTCAAAAATTCAAGAGTGAAATATCAGAAGGTAGAGTAAACCTTATTGCTGATGATAGTGCGAACCTGCACAGGTACTTAGGCGACATTGTTAACCGCAAGGTCATGTTTTGGTTTGATGCGCATCACGATAACGGCGGCACACCAGTTACGGACATGAAATCGTCATGTCCGCTTTTGGATGAGATATCAGCTCTTTCATTGTTTGACATCAAGCCTGTGATATTGGTAGATGATATCAGAGTCATACGTGGCGATTCCACACAGATGTGGGGACCTCAAGCTTGGGGAGAGAAAAGCGTAAACGTTCAAGCTATCATAGAGAAGATAAAAAGACTTCCCTTTGACTACAGCATGTATTATGTCGATGGCTCTCATCCAACGATTCCGATGCCTGAAGATATATTAGTGGCAGTTTAGTTGTAAAAGCCACAAACTTGCCATACATTTAATTGTATGAGTATAGAAAAAGATAGTAGAATTGAGTTAATTCAATTCCCTACCAAGAAGCCGCATGTGTCTTACTCAGAAGTAAGATGCTGGAAAGAGTGTCCTTATAGACACAAGCTGACTTACATAGACAAGTTGTCTGTTGACGAGCCTTCTCCATATCTTTCGTACGGTACAGCTGTTCATGCTGCTTTGGAGGAATTTCTTAAGACTAAAAAAATGGACGTTTCCATTGCTCTAGAAGAAATAAAATCTGAGTGGGCAAAACATGGGTTTGATAGCGAGGAGTGGATAAAGTCTCAAGCAGACTACAGGGCTTCTCAAGGCTGGAGGCCTAAGGCGCATAACTACCTTTCTGAGTGGCTAGAGTGGGCTGAGAATTGTCTTAACGAAATACCTGATTTTCTTAATAACGAATTTGATGAGTGGGAGACAGTGTCCGCTGAGGAGGAGCTGTATGAGTTTGTTGATGGATATGACATATTCTTTAAGGGTTTCATTGACGCTTTACTAAAAGTCAAAATAAAAGGCAAAGAATACTACTACGTCATTGACTGGAAAACAGCTGGTGACAAAGGTTGGTACGCTTCAAAAAGAAGAGACATTTTGACATGGGCACAAATCGCTTTGTATAAATCATTCTGGATGAGAAAGAACAATTTAGATACAAAGCAAGTTAAGTGCGGGTTTGTGCTTTTAAAGAGAGGTGGAAAACCAAACGACACGTGCGAATTAGTAAAAGTGTCAGTTGGACCTAAGGCAGAAGAGAAAGCCCTGTCTATACTCCGGAGTATGGTGAAGTCTGTACGTCGAGGTATATTCTTGAAGAATAGAAACTCATGCTTGTTTTGTGAATACAAGGGAACTTCTAACTGTCCAGGGTAAGTTTCTTAGATAAATATACTTCTCCGTCTCACTTTATATGATTACTCACTAGCAAATTTATATTTTTGGGGTTGTATAAAAGATGCAAGACAAAAAAATGAAAATTCTTTTGCTCTCTGATCATGCGTTAAGCACGTCGGGAGTAGGTTGCCAGTCCAGGTACCTGATGAATGGCCTTATTGAGAAAGGCTGCTGGACTGTCCGTCAATTTGGTGCGGCGCTTAAGCATAATGACTATACAGTCCAACAGCCCCACCCTGATTTTATCATAAAACCAATAGACGGCTTTGGTAATCCTGATATGCTCAGGGTCGCTTTAGCATCAGAAAAACCTGATGTCTTGATGCTGTTTACAGATCCACGTTTCTTTACATGGCTGTGGGATATGGAAGATGAAGTCCACCAAATTTGTCCGATAGCTTACTGGCATGTGTGGGACAACTATCCTGTTCCTAAGTTCAATTTTCCTTATTATGCTTCTACGGATTTAATAAACTGCCATTCACACCTGACGTATGATATCGTGAGCAAAGAGTTTCCTGAAAGAACAAACTTTATTCCGCACGCCTTACCTGAAGACGTCTTTTTTCCGATTCCTAAAAGTGATATCAGAAAAATAAAAGCGGAGATGTTAGGCAAAGGTCACGAAGACGATTTTGTACTCTTCTGGGTTAATCGTAACGCAAAGCGAAAGCGTCCAGCAGACGTAATTCACGCTTGGAAGCTATTCAAAGAAAAGGCAGCAGAAGCGTCTCGAGGAGCTATGCTGATAATGCACACAGACCCCTATGATAATGAAGGCCCTAATCTAGCTGAGGTGGCAGCGCAGGCCGGCGTTTTGGGCTCCGTAAAGTTCTCAAAAGAAAGAATCGATTTTGAGCAGATGAATGTGCTTCATAATGTTGCAGATGCTTGCATAAACATAGCTTATGCAGAAGGTTTCGGTCTAGCTACTCTTGAAGCAATGCAGGTCGGCAATCCGATCATTGCTGCAAAGACTGGCGGTTTGACCAGACAAGTTGTAGATCATCGAGACGGAACAGAGAATGGCATTGCTCTTGATATCACTCTTAAAACTGTAGTTGGGTCACAGAGCGTTCCTTACATCTACGAGGACTATGCGTCCATTGAGGACGCTGCTAACGCAATACACAAGTTGTACAGCATGAGTGAGGAAGAAATCGGCGCCTTAGGTAGCAAGGCCAGAGCGTATGTGCAGTCAGAATTTTCTATTGATAACACGATAGACGCATGGCACAACACTCTTAAAAAATTAGTCGAAGATTGGCGTGAAGGAAAAAGAAACGTCAAGAGATACGATATGTTGGAGCTATAGAATATGTTAGTTGTTGTCAGAGGTCCTTTACTGAGTGTGACTGGTTACGGTGCCCACACAAGGCAAGTGTGGAAATGGGCTATGTCAAAAGGCTGGGATGTACGTGCTCAGATAGTTCCTTGGGGAATGTGCACGTACTACATAGACCCAGAGGCAGAAGACGGATTGATTGGTGAAATAATGGAAAGATCAGGCGAGCTTCCCCAAGGAGTAAAGCCTGCTCTATCTCTGCAGGTACAGCTTCCTGATGAGTGGGATCCTAATCTAGCAGTAAAGAATATAGGGATCACCGCTGGTATTGAGGCAGACAGATGCAACCACAGTTGGATCGAAGCCTGTAATCGAATGGACAAAATAATCGTCCCTAGTACGTATTCGAAGCTTTCTTTTTTGAATGGTGGTCTGGACGAGTCTAAGATCACGAACGTTCCTGAGTCATACACATGCGGGTTTGAGAAAACTGAAAACTATCACGAGTTTAATTCAAGGCTCGATAGCTTATCAACACCTTTCAACTTTTTGATATTTGGTCAAATAACCGGTAATCATGCATCCACTGACAGAAAGAATACTCTTAATATGCTCAAATGGATTTGCGAAGAGTTTAAAAATGATCAGGACGTCGGGATAGTGCTCAAGACTAACATGGGCCGTTTAACGCAGCATGACAGGATGATAACAGAAAACACAGTAAAGAGTGTGATCAGCCATATTAGACCTGGTCCTTTTCCAAGGATCCATGTTGCTCATGGGCTGATGGACAAGAATGAAATAACGGCATTAATGACGCATGAAAAGATTAAGTGCTTGTGCGCTGCAACCAGAGGTGAGGGATGGGGACTTCCTATACTAGACGCAGCAGTTAATGCCTTACCTATCATCGCAACTAAACACTCAGGTCACATGGACTTTTTGAGAAATTGTAGATTCCTAGACATTGATTATACACTACAAGAAATACCTGAATCGATGGCTGATAACAGGATCTGGGTAAAAGGTGCGAAATGGGCTGAGCCATCTGAAAAACATTTCAAGCATAGGATTAGAAAATTTCGAAAGTCATCACAGGTACCCAAGGGATGGGCACAAGAGGCAGCGCCCTATATATCAGAAAGGTATTCCATGGCGACTATCTCAAATGATTACAACACTGCACTGGAGGAGATAATTGACAACTCTTGAGATAATTCTAGCACTCACGACTTTGTGTTTCTTTCTAAGTACAGTAGTCTGTGCTAGAATACTTTATAGGCTCGGAGTTACAATGTTAAGAGTGGAAGATACTCTTGAGAATTCTCTCAATGTAGTGGATGAAAGAATAGAGTCAATGCAGAAGATATTGGAGGTACCTTTATTTTCGGACTCACCAGAAATCAAAAGAATACACACTGACATGCGCTCCTGCCAGGAAGCGCTGGTGGATATTGCCAACGCACTGACAAACGACATGAATCGAGAATCAGTTGATCAATTGGAAGCAGAATGAAGAAAAAGAAAATAATCAGAAGAAAGCCTGGTCAAAAGCGCAACATGTATTTCACCAAAGATACTCAAGCTGCGATTGAGGAATATCAAGGAGAAGAAGACCGGTCAAAGAGAGCTGTCATATACAAAGAAAAAATAGCCCCGGCTTTTGAGCAGTTAGCTGAAAGCTTGATTTACGTATACGGCTTCAAGTCTCCTTACGAGACTGTTCTTTCCATGAAGACAGACTGTGTTGCTTTTCTTTATGAGACAATCCACAAGTGGGATCCATCAAGAGGAACAAAGGCATTTTCTTACTTTAACGTCGTTGCTAAGAATTGGCTGATAATAAGATGTCGAAACGCAAAGAAAAATTTCCACCGCCATGTTTCTATGTCTGAGATGGCGCACCTAAGTTCTGCTGATAAGCACGCCATCGCGAATCACCAAATTGTACCAGGGCCTGATGAGATATTGGAGAAGAAAAATCTAAAGAACGAAATGTTCAAAGTAATAGATGAACTTGAGACCAGAGTGAAAAAGCCGAATGAGGTACTTTGCGTTGAAGCGATTAGGACTGTTTTTGACAATGTAGAAAATCTGGACTTTTTGAATAAGAGAGCTATTTATGTCTACATTAGAGAGATATCTGGCTTGAACTCAAAGCAGCTGTCTGTTGCAATGTCAAGAATTAGAAAGCATTACAAAGCGATAGTGCATGATGAAAAGATCATAGATCTTTTATAGAGGAAATTATGTCAATAGAAAAAGTCTCATCCGCTCTGCAAGAATTTGACGAAGTAAGAAAAAGAGTTGACACCTTTTCACAAGTTCTAGAAAAAATAGAACATGCAGACGCAAAGAAAAGAATACTGTGGAAAGAGATATATGAAAACGCCATGCTAGATAGACAGAACGCACATGTTCTTTTTGTCGAAGCTTACACAACAATGGCAGCCGGCACGACTGAACATGCCACTTTAGGTTCAACACTTTCAAAATATCTTGAAAGAATGAATAAGGCAAACGACCAGCTTATTCGTTTAGCTGAGCTAATATCGAAATCTGAAAATGAGCACAATGCTATAAACGCAGATGATTTATTTTCTCAAATACAGGAAAAATAAATGGCCATTGATTCAGGAAAAGATGCGGTAGGAGAATCCTTACAAACTACCTCCTCGGTTAAGGACACAGTCGATAAAGTAGATAACGCTCAACCTGTACAGGTTCTGACTCGTGCTGTTGTGGTTGAGGTCATGTATGATTTGGCTGCGTTCCCTCCTGATGATGTAAACGAGCTGATGGCTCTATGCTCCGCTCCTGACCTTTTAAAGACTGCACCTAGAAATTCCATAATTGCCAGACCTATAACAGGAGGTGCAGACAAAAGAGCTCCTGAGGCAAAAGAAAAACCGACTGAAGAAGAAAAAGAAAAATCAAAAACTGATAAAGAGCCTGTGCCTGAAAAAGAGAAAGTTGGTGAGCAAGGAGTTTTAGCTTACCCATTCTTTCCTCCTCACCTGTGCATGCCTCTCAAGCCCGGTGAACAGGTTTGGCTGGTGTCTGACTCACCAGATGTTCCAAACTCTGTCATGTATTGGATGTGCAGAATATCTGAGCCTGATCATGTTGATGACGTAAACTTTACTCACGGTGACAGAAAGCTTGTTGGTTCTCTCGCTCCTAAGACTTCGAAAGAAAAAGCCGATGCAGCTGAGAAATCTGGAGAGGCTGCATCAGAGCCACCGCCTCGAAGCAGCGGTGGAGGAAGCCAGTCTCAACAGATCAGTGATCCTAACCCGCCACAAGACGCAACAGGCGAAGCTGAATCTGAAACAGTTGAAAGAGATGCCGACGGGGACGGTATAGACGACCTTGTTTATGGTTTTCCTAATGGTACAGGTGAACCTGACGGATATACTTTGAAGGAAGCAGAAGCGTACGAGGATCTTGTAAAGATTGCCACAGGCTATAATCAGTTCAGACCTCAGGATGTTCCTCGCTATACAAAGAGGCCCGGTGACTTAGTTCTTCAAGGTTCGAACAATACCTTAATTTGCTTAGGGGAAGAAAGAGGCTGGAAAAAAGACGATAATCTCGAGGGGATCGTGGTATCCAATGCAACTGAAACTGAGCAGCTAATAGAGCAAAGAAAGAACAATGTTTGGGGAAGCATAGACATTGTAGCTGGTAGAGGAAGATACAACTGGCGGTTTCTAGGAGCCGACCCTAAGGACGATCCGATCGCGCCAGGCGCCAGAACTATTACAAATACTCCTAACCCAGAAGGTGGTAGAGTCCCCTATGTAGAAACAAACAAAAATCCTCAGGCTAGCTCTTCCTCTGAGTCTAACATGTATGACAACCCTGCCGAAGGAGATCCAGATTATTTTGGTGATGCTGCCAGAATTATTGTTGCGCACTCCAGCGATGTTGATGCCAATTTTACCATAGACGGTCCAGGAAACACTCTGCCAAGCCCGATTGGAGAAACCTATGGTTCTTACGATCTGGTAAATAAGAGCGGTGACAATCCTTCTTATGTAATATCAAAAGCAGACGAAATAAGAATAGTTGCCAGAAAAGTTGCGGCCGATGAGCCATCTCCAGGCGCTCCTGAGATTAACGGCTCAATCAGGATTATAAAGGAAGGTGCTCCAGACGAAGACCTAGCGGCGATTATGATCTTGTCAGACGGTACCGTACAGATAAGCGGATCGCGAATTGTCATGGGTAGAACACCTGATGATGGAGGACACCCTGGTGAAACCGAAGGTCCTGGTGAAAATCAATCCCAACCTTATGTAAGATATAGTGATCTTGAAAAGTTGTGGCAAGACTGGATGGATGCGATGTCTTCCTTTTGTCAAACATTACAAACACACACTACCCCTGGTTACGGCGCGCCTTCGCCTCAGATTAACAGTGCTGCCGCTGTCCTGAAAGGCGAAATAGAAAGAACTCTTAAAAAGCAGATTGAAGACGTTCAGTCTGAAAGAATATTCGGAGAATAAGGAGAAAACCATGCCATTAGCATCAGCCTATCCAATGTTAGTGTTGGACATAAAGACAGCATTTGAAAATGCCAGAAACAAAGTAAGCCCCGGAGCAGAGTCAGGGGCAGAGCCTCAGTCAATAAATGAGGCATTAGCCGAGGAAATAGCGGCTGCTGTTCATAAATACGTTCAGCAAGCTGTCGTGACTGCGACTGTTAACACCGCTGTGGTGGGCGCTAGTCCGACCGGTCCTGTCGTAGGTACAGGATTTGGGATGGCTAACGGTAAACTAGTATAGGTTATAGTTGCCACTATTTTTCTCTAGATGATATTTAGGTACGGTGGTGAATTATGGCGATAACTAAAATAGCGAACAGAAAAGTATACAGCTTTCGATCTGTAGGCGAGAAAACAGAGCTGAAGGCAAAGTTGGCTGAGACAGGTGTGGAGGTACCTCCTGTCGGCATAGCTACCCCTGTTCAATTATCTGATAATGGAAAAAGCTTTGTCAAGATGCATACAAACTTTCCAGACCAGATAAATGATAACTTGAACAATCTAATATTGACGAACCACGGAGAAAGATTAGGCCTTCCTGATTTTGGGGCTAATCTTGCTGAGCTGGCGTTTGAGCTTCAAGATGAAGATGTACAATCTGAAGCAATGAACAGAGTGAGTACAGCCGTGCGGAAATATATGCCTTATGTAGAGCTGGAGACTTTCTCTCCTTTTGTAGAAAACTTTGATAACAAAGAGGTTGCCAAGGTTGGCCTCACCATAGAGTACTCGATCCCAAAGCTTAGAGTACCTAAGAGGCAACTTGAAGTACTTCTTTTTGTGGCAGGATAAAGAACATGGCGATTGATGTAAAGAAACAACTAAAGAATGCTAATAGCAGAAACTATCTTGCAAAAGACTTCCAATCATTCAGGAATGAACTTTTTGCTCACGCAAAACTTTTCTTTTCAGATAAGATACAAGACTTTACAGAGCCAGGCTTAGGAGGCCTTTTGCTTGACATGGCTTCTTATGTTGGTGATACAATGTCGTATTATCTGGATCACCAGTTTAACGAGCTAAATTGGTCAACTGCTGTAGAGAACAGAAATATAAAGAGGCACCTGAGAAATGCTGGCGTAAAAGCTAGAGGAGCGAATCCTGCGGTTGTGATGGTAAAGATTTACTTTGAGGTGCCGGCTGAATCTTTTGACGGAAAAATAATACCCAAGAGAAATGTTCTTCCTGTTGTTGAAGCAAGAACAACTTTCGTTTCTAACGATGGAGTCTCATTTTCACTAATGGAAAATCTTGACTTCGGTGAAAAAGACCTAGACGGAAATTATCTCTACAGTTCAGTTGTCGTAGAGACAGATGTGAACAATGACCCAACATCTTTTGTGGTAACCCGAACTGGGTTAGCAATATCTGGTACTAGGAAAGATGAATCGTTCGTGATACCGAATATCAAGAAAGCATTTAGAAGGATCACTTTACCTGATGAGAATGTCACGTCAGTTGTCAGCGTAAGAGACACAGACGGTAACGAATATTACGAGGTTGAAGCTCTCTCTCAGGACACTGTATTCAAGCGAGTTTTAAATGTCACTGCTGACAAAGATGATGTGTCTCACAATCTAGAAGTTTCTCCGGCTCCTTATCGATTTATCACTGAGTATGATTATGATACCAAACTTACGACCCTACAGTTCGGCTCCGGCGACGCCTTAAGCACAGACAATGACCTTCTACCTGACCCTTCCGAGTTGGCTCTTCCCTTATACGGAAAGAAGACTTTCACTCGATTCACGATTGATCCAAACAAGTTGATGCAAACTCAGACTCTGGGGATAGCACCTAGAAACACAACAATCACTGTTACCTACAGGGCTGGAGGTGGATTAAGACATAACGTTGGTTCTGACACTATTAGAACAGTATCAAGGTTGTTCCTAAAGTTTTCATCTAGAGCCTCAGCTGCAGAAGCTCAGAAGGTGAGAGCTAGCATAGACGTAACTAATCCCCTTCCTGCTTTAGATGGTGATAGGGCTCCAACTATAGAGGAGCTGCGATCACAGATACCTGCTAGCAGAAACAGTCAATCAAGAATAGTTACAAAGTCAGACTTGATTGCAAGAATATACACCTTACCAAATGAATTTGGCAGAGTTTACAGAGTCGGCATAAGACCGAACCCTATAAACTCACTGGCATCGCAAATATTCATTGTTTCCAGGGACAGGAGAGGTGCTCTGAAGACATCTTCTGACACACTAAAGAAAAACCTTAGGAAATACCTAAACGAATTCAGAGCAGTCAGCGATGCCTACGATATACTTGATGCGATGATCGTCAATATCGGCGTGAATATTGATATCGTTGCTCATCCAAACTCAAATAAAGGTCAGGTTGCCCAGTCTGTTATTCTAAATTTGAGAAACCTCTTAGACACAAGAAATATGCAAATCGATCAACCTATTCCAAAATCAGATATAATGAATTCCATTCTAAATTCTGAAGGAGTTATATCATTGGTCAATTTTGAGGTCGTCAATCTGAGAGGGACTATACAAAACAGAACTTACAGCGGTACATCTTTCAACGTCAACGCGAATACCTTCCAAGAAATGATCGTCGGTCCTCCCGGTTCGATGTTCGAGTTGAAGTTTCCTGCAGATGACATTGTAGTGACAGTAAGATAGGCGGTAGTGTAAATGTCATTCTATATTTTAACAGCAAGTGCAGACACATATATCACAGACAAAATCATATCTAATAAGTTTAGAGCAACGGACGCAAACTTAGGTCGAGCTGGTACCTTAGATCTTTTTCGGCTTTATGATGAGTCATCCATAACAGTTGCTGGCACGAGATTGACATCTTCCGTAGAGGAGCTGAGCAGGATACTCATTAAATTTGACTATGATAATGTAGAGCCTCTACTAGCAAAGAACCTGGACATAAACAGCAACAGCTTCAAAGCGGAGCTTCAATTGTTTGAGGTGCCAACAGGCACTCCTGTTCCTAGAAATTTTAGCGTGGTTTGTTATCCTCTGGCTGTAGGCTTTGATGAAGGCGCCGGTACGAGCGTTGGTAGTTTTTCAGATGTTGGTGTCGCAAATTACATAACAGCATCCTACACAGGAGGAGCCAACGTTACATGGAATATGTCAGGCTCAGGAAAGTCAGGGATCTTAGGCCAGGCTGACGTTGATTATTACGTGTCAGGTACAGTCGGTGCGTCGTTACTTGATTTTGGAGCAACGAAATATTTCGATGATGGACCTGGTGATTTGTTTCTTGATGTTACGAAAGCTGTTTCATCATCGCTTGCTGGTAACTTACCTAACAAAGGTTTTAGAATCGCATTTAGCGGAAGCGATGAGAGTGATTCAAAGACCCGCTTCGTAAAAAGGTTCTTGTCAAAGCAGTCAAAGAACCCATACCTCAAGCCTAGAATACTTTTGACTTGGGACGATAGTATAAGAGACAGGCACCTGGATTTGCAATTCAACGTTCCTTCTACATTGTTTCTCAAGAATTTCGAATCAGGCAAGCCAACTAACTTAATAAGTGACAATTCTTTAACTGAAGTTGTAGGCCCTAGCAGTTTGAAAGTAAGATTTGTCTCAGGCTCAGGAACAAACAACGAAACGACTTTGGTCGTTCAGGCCTCTCAGCACACCGGCTCAACAACAGGTGCAGGTATGACAGGAGTTTATTCAGCCAGCTTTAACCTTAAAGAGTTCAACACAACATTCTTTGGAGACACTCCTAAGACTAGAGGAGAAGTTGAGCTTCAGGAAATATGGTCGACTAACGACCTGACTGTCGGCTTCTATACGGGATCAGTTAAGATAACAAAGCCGTTGAGATCAACATCTGGATTTACCAACAGACGTCTCCATGTGACACCAGTAGGGGCTCAACCAGAATATAAGTCTGGAACAGAATTAACAATAAGGCTCTTCATTGAAGACCTTGATTACGCAGCTACCGACCAAGCTTATAAACTACCACGCTCAAAAAAATCTCTTGTTCTAGATTCAGCACATTATCGAGTCGTAGATTCTGAGTCTGGAAAGGTCATCGTTCCTTTTGACAAAACAAGAAACTCCACGAAGCTTTCTACAGACTCTGACGGAATGTACATTAGCTTCCTGACTGCTGGCTTACCGAAAGGTAGGACTCACCATATAGACTTACTCTTGAATGATTTCGGGATAGAGAGGTTGGTCAAATTAGAGGGCGTCTCCTTTAGGATAGTTTAGAATGTCTAGAAAGTCAAGCATTTTTCAAAACCAGAAACTCTTTACTCCCTCTGTCGTAAGAAGATTTACGAACACCACAGGTATATTGAGAGAGCAAAGTCAAAACACTATGTCAGGTGCAGTACCAACTAGTACTACTGGTTCTTTCAGGTTTGACCCGCCAGGTTCTCCATTGAGAAGCTCACAACAGCTAAACCTTGACTTTTCTAAATTTGAAAACCACACTTTCTTTTCTTCTGCTGCAACGAACGTTAATATTGCGTTTGAAAAAATCATAAACTTGTTTCCCTTTGATGGTACAAAATCAGAATACGAAGATTGGCTAGATGATTTAACAGGTTTCGAAAAGCATATTCTGGACAACTACCCTAAGTACACAGGGTACCTAACATTCAAAGGTGACAGCAAGTTCATAGAAGTTAAGGACAAAGCAGGTGTAATATTCCCTTCCATATCAAGAAGAAACGACGGAAACACCGTACTAAATCCAACGACTAACCCACTTTTTGTTGAGGTTGATGTCGCAATACCGAATGCCGCCAGCGAAAAGCAGTTTTTATTTCACCATGTCTCACCTGAGAATGTGGGTTACGCAGCTTACTTTGATTCTTCTACATTGGCCGACAAAAATGTTAATCTAAACTTTGTGATTGTTAGTGGGTCCTTGAGAGTCTCTACAAAGACAGAGATTCAAAAAGGAAAATTTTCGCACCTCGGCTTTGCATACGATCCTTCTCTTGGAGTGAAGAAAGCTTTCATATATAATAACGCGAGTGTTGTTGCTTCAAGTCAAAGAGCAGCCTTTGCGTCTGTTAACACATCTGGCAACTCTCTGATTATCGGGTCTGGATCTGCTGTCGGATCTTTTGTACCGACCGCAACGCTATCTGGGTCAATAGACAACTTTAGAGTGTTTCATGAAATAAGAGACGCATCACAGCGAGAAAGGTTCATCAAAAGAGACGTTTTTGCTGAAGAAAATCTGAAGCTGAATTTAAGATTTAACGAAGCAACAGGTTCTTACAGAAACAACGATACTGTTTTAGATCATTCTGGTAACAGCTTGCATTCTAGAATATCAAATTACGATCAGGTCATAAGAGCTGAGAAACCATACGCTTCGCTAAACACATTTTCTGTTAGCAATGTAAGCCCGACTCTCTTTCCTGGACACCCTGATGTTCTGAACTTGAATGAGAACTTGCTGTTATCAGCTTCTCAATACGACGAGAACAATCCTAATCTTATTACTAAGCTAATACCTAAGCACTACCTTGAGGTTGCTCGAGCTTCAATGGCTTCGACAGGAGATGCCTTAGAAGGTTCTACATACGACGGAATAATGAATGCAGACTCTGCTACTTTTTCTGCACCAGGCGGAGCCAAGATAGGGCAACCTCAAATAATCTCTGCTCTTTTGTTCATCTGGGCCAGGACTTTTGACGAATTAAAAATGATGGTCGATCATGTGTCAGAGTTAGTTCATGTAGACTACGAGTCGGGTGACGGCATTAGCGAGCAGATGCTTCCGTTTCTTTCAGAGTATTATGGATTTGAACTGCCTAACTTCTTTAGGAACGCCAACTACGATCAATTCTTTTCCGGTGAAGAGGTTTTCTCAACTCCGACATCTGGTCTAAAAGATTTACAGAACCAAATTTGGCGAAGAATACTGACCAATATGAGAGATGTCATATCTTCGAAGGGTACCAAGTATTCCATCAAGTCGTTATTTAGATCATCAGGCATAGACCCCGACAGAGTCTTTAGGTTTGTTGAGCATGGGGGTTCTCACAAGCTGCATCTTGGAAATAACCGCCGTCGGATAACAGAGATATCAACACTGGCAGATTTCTCAGGAAGCTTAACGTTCTCTCCAACAGCGCCTACGGACGCCCAGGGTTTTTCATCAAAGCCCAACATCATCGGTACATACTTGAGCTCTTCTAGAATTGAGGTAGGAACTCCTTCGCCAGCTGGAGCGTTTGTAAGAAAAGACTTGTTCAAGCCTCACGGCGTTTCTAACAACGAAAACGATGGTCTCTTGACGTCTGGAAGCTGGACCCTGGAAGGACGATTTAAGTTTCCTCTTGCTAGAGATTACACTTCTGCACAGAGTATTTTCAGACTTCATGTCACTGGATCCACCGCCACTCACGGCGTGGTACTTAACCTTGTAGCAGACCCCAGCATAGATGAGGATGTTGATAATCAAAAGCTTACGCTTTATTGTCGGCCTGGCTTTAAATCTACAGACAAGACTCTTTCTCTTGTTCTAACAGGAGCAAACATCTTTGATGGTAATAAGTGGTACGTTTCTGTAGGTCGACAAAGAAACGATGAGATAAAAAGTGAGCTTTCTTCTAGCTACTTTATAAATTTAGGAAGGCAGGAATTTGGAGAGATTCTGGAGTTTCACACAACTTCATCACTGTTCTTAGAATCAGATATGACAGCAGCCGGTGAAATCCCCAACGCATTCCAGCAAAAGGATAACCCAACCGGCCCTGTTACACAGAACGCCTCAGGGTCGTTTATGGTCGTTGGCAATCAGACTCTAGACACCACAAAGAATTACTTCTTAAATCACAGCGCTGCACCTGCTAAAGCAAGAACTACTAGGTTCTCAGGTAAGGCAGGACACTACAGGTTCTGGTCAAAGGCACTCACTAGTAAAGAAGTGAAGGAACACGCAAGGAGCTTTTTGTCTCTCGGCGTAGAAGACCCTCTCGTAAACTTTGGTTTCAATACAGAGGTAACAGGATCTTTCGAGCGGTTACGCATGGACGTTTCAACAGATCAACCTATAACAGGATCCGATTCTTCAGGAAATATTTCTCTTGTAGATTTCTCACAGCAGAATCTGTTGTCAGGAACCATAAACAAAAATGAGCCACGTATCAGAGGTGCCGAAGCGAACAAGCAGATAATAAAGCCTGAAAGATTTGATTTCTCAATCATATCTCCGATATTTGACGAAGTGGTTGAGGATAATAAGGTAAGAGTCACAGCATTCGCTCAGCCTGCAAACATAGAAGAATTTGATTCCATGGTCGCGCCAGTTCACAGACTACCACCTGACCTCAAGCCACAAGACGATGTCCGTTTCTCGATAGAATTCTCTGTAGTTCAAGCACTTAACGAAGACATCATGAAAATATTTGCAACTTTAGAATCTTTAGAAAGGGTGATTGGCGGTCCTGAAAACATGTATGCCACAGAGTATCAAGGTCTTCGACGCCTGAGAGAAATTTACTTCAATCGTCTCGAAGGTAACGTAAACTATACTGCATTTTTTGAATTCTTTAGATGGCTTGATGAGTCGTTTGATGTTCTTGTGGAGGAGCTCATACCTAAGAAAACAAATTATCTAGGGTTCAACATGGTGGTGGAGCCTCATGCTCTTGAAAGAGCAAGGGTTGCGTACGGTTCAGGTGACGTTTACCTTGGCGAAAACAATAGAAGAAATTTAAAGGGTGTGATTTTGCTCAGGCAACTTATCGCTACCATAAAGAGGTACTAAAGCATGTCACAAAGTCAAAGAGTTCTTAGCGGCAGTTTAACAAAAGGGTCCAGAGCAACTGAAAGAGAACAGCTTATTCCGTATCATCAAGGTCTAAACGTAAATACATCTGACTTGTTTATCAACAGGATAAATCCTACGATGAGATCTGGTGACACTTTTGGCATATTCAGAAACGGTGTTAGGATGCGTGATACTTTTGATGACACAATCACGCTTAACAACGAGCTTACGGACTTAAGAGAAGATCAGGATGTCTTTGAGCAAAGATTTGTTTTTGATTTGGAGAGAACAACTTTTGGACAGCCACCAGTAACACCTCAGTTGGAGCCGTTAGTCGACTTGGTTGACTTTAATCCTGTGACTTTCATACAGGATGAGGGTACCCTTATGTATCCTAGCAACTTGTGGAACCTTGGCTCTCTACCAAAGCACGAGTTCGATGGTGTGATTGAGCCTCTAGACATTAGAAGAGAACTACTAGGGTACAAGGACTTAAGGTTTGAAGGTAGGACTTTTAGAGCAGGACTAAATGGCCCGTATTCAGAAAGGCCCTGGGGAAGCAAGCCGATTACTGACACCTGGAAGTTAAGTGACCCGCAGGAGCTTCCATTCTTGGATGCTCCTCTAGTTCACACACGTTCAGTATATACCGCCCCCATCATGGGACCTGGGTTCAGGTGGTTTTTGACTGCATCTAATATAGGAGGCTCCACCTACACAGAGGCAGATGCCAATAACAACATCATGTTCTTGAAAACAGATGCGACCCCAACTGACCAAGGTCCTTCAGGTCAGAGAACTCCAATCACGTATAGAGGCTCTCCCGGTGTTGCACCGGATGGCTATAATATAGTGTCTGAAGTTGTCGGAGGTCAGAATACATTTAACGTGTTCTCGTATGCTGGTTCCGGTAGATTCGGCGGCAGCGATTTTGTAGATCAAGGCATAGAGTGCGCAACAGTAGGTAGTTTATCATACTTCAACAATCTCATCGGTTCTGGTAATCCTTCTCACCCTACAATGGAATTTACATTCACTGCATGGGTAAAGTATACGGACATAGGAGCCGGCCTAGAAAGCACCAGCTCTGCCTTTGTATTTGCTTTAGGGGCTGCCCAAGGTGGAACAGTGGGTTCAAATTTTCAATTAATGTATACGAATGAGGCAGGTACTCACTATCTGAGAGTTGAGTTAGCAGACATAAGCCCAAATGTTTACACTAGCGGAACATACTCATCACCGGACTCTGGAAAATATGTCACCAGAGCATTAGGTGCTGGTGACTTCTTACACGATGGAAACTATCACCACATCGCTTGTGGTATAAAGATAATAAACAACACAGGGGCTGGCTACAACAACGGCGATCCAGCGGATGATGCTGGTCGCACTACTGTAGAGGTTCAGTTCTGGATAGACGGAGCCGAACAACCGGCTACTAGGATCGATGGTATCTCTACCTTTTACAGCAATTGGGCCGTTCAAGACGCTGACCTCGTATCTCCAGGAGTTGTTGATGCTGGAGTTGCTAGGATAGGAAATAACAGAGAAAGAAACAGTCCGTTCCGTGGTAATATAACACAGGTTGGTTTGTGGAAGAAAAAACTTTCAACAGCTGCAGTGCAGGAAATATACAATGTCACAAGAACTAAATTCGGTTCTGTGGCGATAGGCAGAAACCCGCCGCCAGACGAGCCTAATGCGCTATCAAGTAATTTGTACATCGATGCCTTTCAAGATATAAGGCAAGTGCAGGATAGCCCGCTGATAGAGACTGACTACCATGACTTAGTTTACAAGCAGGTTTCCATTCACAACGAAGATGATATAATGAACGCATTAAGGTTGCTGAACAGCTCATCCTGTAATGACATAACTAACCCCATTGAGAAGACTGCCGCGAAGGGATTTTACTTTGGGGATAGAGCAGGTTCAATTGTATTTGGCGACACTTTTACAGTAGGTGAGTACGAATGAAAAATACCAGACAGACTCTGTTCTCATCAATACTCAAGAACTCCACCATCCAGACAGCTGATGGTCTCCTTGAAGCTCCTTTGCTTTCGTATGTAAGACTTAACGAGTTCGTAAAGACAGGAGATGTCAGCAACAGCCATGTTGCTGATGCTACCAACGAGAGTTTACAATACCAAGTTGTCAAAGGAGTACCAGCTGCTAGCGGAAAATTCATACCGTCTACCAGCGGCCTGAAAGATTTCAACATATACGGTTCTACCATATACTCAACATTCAAAGTTGAGGATGGTCTAAACATTGTGGCACCAGAAAAGCAGAGAGGATTTGCTCTACCTCTTAGCGGTCTTGATGATGCTGGTACCGCTGCTAGCGATAGAAAGTTTCTCGTTAGGGAACAAGCTGCTCCTTTGAATCCATCTGCCTTGACGGCCACTGAGGCCTCAGCCCCAGCTGGTTCTGAAAATGCGATAACCTACATATTCAAGATAAGGTCAAATCCAGGAAATGCTAAATCGCTTTTTCAAATTGGTGAACCAGGGACATCGTCATCTACATTTTCGGTAGGTTACGCAGATACCAACACACTAGAAGTACGGCATAACAGTAACGGTGGAACAAACGCAACACAACAGATAAACATAAGCACTCATAAGACAAAGTGGACCATGCTTGTGGTCCAAGCATACAGAGATTCAGCCGGGTCACCTGCGTTAGGAAAGTGCTTTCTTTACGACCTGTCGACAGGTGAGCAGTTAGCGACGGTCGCCGCAGATGTAGGTTCAGGTGCTGTGATATCTTTGACTGATCCAAACGCCTACATAGGGTACGGTGAGTATTCAGGCGGCCTGAACGTTGCTTTTTCACTTACTGATTTCTTGATCGGTGTTGATCTTGCTGAGTTCGCTGCTATAGCAAGAGCGTTTGACGATGACGAAATTGACAGGATAGCCAAGGCTCACTTGCCAGAGAGCCAGTTCAAGTCAGGATTTAATAGTCGTCCTGCAAAAAGAGTTCACCAGCTTTTAGACGCCAGGAGAACGTATCCGATATCTGCAAATCCAGCTCGGCCGATCACATCAGCTTCTGCTTTTAACGATGTCGACGTTCCTGTTTTCGGTGCACCGCCTCCTCGTCGTCACAAAGAGATCCAGCCAACTGTCTCAAATTTTG